TCACGACTAAATTGAAGACATTCTACAGGCATCTTCTTACCTTCTTTTGTTACTACCCAGTAGCAGTAACGTGGCATGACATCTCCAACTAGTCTTACTTTAGTATCTCCGATACCGAGTGTTAATCGTTGAATTTCTCTGCGTTGATTAGAGCCAGAGGATTGTTTACCTTTGGCTTGATCCCATGCGACCATTGTGTTTCTCCTTTTGTTGAACGTTGGTTCTTAAGTGTAGGATTTCCTCGTAACCGAGGACTCTGGTAAAAAATAAATTTTATCACCCTTTATTTCTATATAAGGGCTTTTAATATCTTTTCTTATATAGTTTTTAGCGATATAGTCTTGAGCTTCGCTAATTCTTCTCATAGAGAGTAGTTGTAGATATTCAGTTTTCTTTAAAATATCTACATTATGTGTTAGAAACCACGGATTTTTAAAATAACTCATTGGTTCTATTGTTTTGTAGTTGCAAACCAGCCTATCTTTTTTCTGCTCCAATAGACCAGTGGTAAATAAAAACATTGGGATATGATTTATGTTTAATGCTTTCATTAATCCTTTAGTAGTATAAGGATTATACAATTTTGTTTGTGCAAAGGTCAAGATAAGAATGGCTGCTTGATCTTTTCGTGCCTTTGATGTTAGTTCGTACCAGTTAAAGTATGTGACAGCTTGTTCCATTTATCTCTTATAATCTTTTTTGAAAAGTTGTTTTTTATAAAAACTTGTCCATTTTTAATTCTTTCTAATGTAAGTTTTCTGTTTTCTAAACAATGCTCCATACTTTTTACAAAATTATCAGTTATTTCGGCATAAGGTGTAAATGGTAAATAACTATCTATCTTATCAGCAATGACCATAGTACCACAAGCTAACCCATCTACTACTCTATTCGGACTTTTGCTATTTAACCATGGATCCTTTGGGTCGCTAGGTAAAATTACAAAGTCTGCTTTTTTTGTAAGTGCTTCCTGCTTTTCTACAGTAAATTTTACAAAATTATAATTAAATTGTAGTTCCATAAAATCTATTCTTGACATCAATGTTATGTTTACGTTGAATCTTTTTGAAATTTCCTTTATTGTTTTTTCTATGTATAATTTTCGTTGCTCATCACCAGCTTCGTATAGCAATATTTCTATTTTTTCTTTAGGATTGAAGCTTGGTTTACTAAAATTGTACCAAACAGGATCTTCAATTACATAAACAGGTTTTGAATAACCTAGATACTCATCTATTTGTTTTTTCAAAAAAACATTAGTACAGGTAATAAAGTCTGCTAATTGAAACAATTCTTCACATTTTTCTGGTTTTCTTACTGGATAATTATCACAGATATCATAACCTATAATATGACTTCTTTTTAAACTTTTTATGTGTTCATAGTTTTGAAAAAACCTACTTGAACTAGGAACTATAATTATTTTATTAAAAGTTTCTGTGCTTACTGATACATTTTTATTATTGTAGCTTACCGCTAATAGTCTGAGCCTGGTAGCCGCTTTATTATACAAACAAAATATATCATGGGGACTATGTAGTTCTTCATAGAATGTAATAGCCACGTTGTTTATACCACTCTAAACGTTTTGTTTGTTGACGTGCAACAATGCCTCCAGATAACCACCAGTCTACTATCATAGGAACTTGCTTATCAGGATGTTCGCGTATGATACGACCAACTCGCTGTTCAAGCTTAATAGGATTGTTAGAAGGGCAAGTAAGGTACAGTGTATCCAGCCGATGACAACTAATACCTTCATCAAAAAGCTTAGTCGATAACACAGCTTTATATTTTCCTCCAACATTATCCAAAACATCTTTTCTTGTTGATTCATCTGTTTCTCCAATTAAACACACACTATCAGGAATCAACTCCTGTAAATCTTTTAGCATCTGTACTCTTTCGCCTAAGATAAGAGGACAGCGACCAGTGACTATCTGACTTTTGGCAAAATTAGCGATAGCTTTCAAGTAATCTTTATTGCCGCAAAGTTTGTTCAACTGGCGCGACCAATCTCGTTTTGGATCTATAACAGGGAAACGGAAGTCTGTGCGTTTAATCTGAACTACTGGATCTTGTAGTTGCCTTGGGTCACGAGCTTCTACCATATATGGTGAAAAGTAATCTGCGAGATATACGTGCTTTCCGTCTTTGCGTTTTGGTGTCGCAGAGATACCTATTTTAATTTTAGCGTTTAACGAGTTAAGTGCTGTTGAAAACATTTCAGCAGGACAGAGATGGGCTTCATCAACTAAAATAGTTGAGAATGCGTCTTCTAATTCGTCGCGTCTATTATATACAGATTTATAAATACCTACAGTAATATCTTGTACGTCAAATAATCCGTCTCCGATTTTACCTATCTTAGCTGACGGAAGTTGTCTTTCAAGCTCTTCAATCCATTGTCTAAATAATAGTTTGGTATGAACCATAACAAGAGTTTTAGTATTATTTTTTGAAATTATTTCACAACCTGTAAACGTCTTTCCCCACCCACAAGGAGCTTGTAACATACCAGAGCGAGCACGGCCACGAGAAAAAAACTTATCTACTACTTCTTGTTGTTCCCACCTTAGAGTCCCAATAAAGTCGTGTGCCTTATCCATCTGAACAAAATTTCTATCATCTTCTATCTCGTCCCATTCAAGTTTATAATAGGAATTTGAAGGAACAATATAATGATCATCATCTTCTTCAATTGTAGATAACCATTCATCACCGTTGTCATAGGTGTATAGAGATAATAGATGATCTTCATCAAAAACATCTTCTTTTTTGATGTAGATTTTTTCAGCTAAGTATATCTTTTTAACATGAGCTTTGTTCATCTTGTTGCCATCATTGTAAGTGTAAACCCACAAATTCTTAATTTGAAATTACTGCCTGGTTGTTGTTCATAAACTATTATCTTAGCTCTTTTGCCATTTGTTTTTTCGTATACACAATCATACTCTTCAGGTAATGTTACACCGCCTCTTTCAAGGGTCCATTTAATATCTTGTTTTAACTCTTCTTTATAACCTTCATCTATCCAGCTTCTAGCTAATGCTTTGCCTAATATCTCAGGAAGTTTTTGTTTAACCTCATCTCTAGACATAAATTTGATATCTTCTTTTACTAATCTATAATAAGGGATAATTTTATCACCTCTATACATAACTATAGCAGTACTCATAATAGTATCTTCTTTCTTAAACCCTCATTTGTGTTATCTAGTGTAATATCTTTAATATACCATTCATTATTTACACTTATCATCGTAGCATATATAGTATCTTCTGGAAATACTATGTCTTCTTTTGTCGGTAATTTGAAAGGGTAAGATATTTTATCCACCCAAATTAAGTTACCTTTTACTTTATTTATCCGTTTTTTAACCGATATGTGATAGCTTCTTTCTGATAAATCATGTGGTACTGCGTTTGCGTCCATACCCCATAGAGGACGTTCAAAAATTAGCTGTTGAAGATCTTTACAAGTGCAATCAAACTGAAGTCGTGTGTTTAATTGTAAGAGTCTAGCAAAATAATCGCCTTCCAGAGACTTATCATCTACTGTTTCTCTATGACTAGACAAGGTTCTATTTACATAGATTTTATCTAAAGTAAATGATATATTCTCTGGTTTTTTATATAATCCGAAAAATGGGAATACAATGTTTCTAAATGTCTTCAAGCTCACCCCAACTAGGACCAATCTCAAAATCTACTTTAATAGGACATCCTGGAATTGATAAACCTCTATCGGTCTGAATACAGCGACGAGCATTTTCAATATACTCCTCAACTAAATCTTCTCTTACTTCTGCCACAATAGAGTCATGAACTACAGTAAAAGGCTTGATTGCTTCAAGATAGTCATTTTCTTCAATCCACTGTATCAGGTCAACAACACCTAGAATATTAATATCAGAGGCAACAGACTGTACTAAAAAATTAACCCCTGAACGAATAGCATGTTTAGCAACACCCTGATTCGGAGACTTTGCTTCTGGAAGTCTGCGTTTACGTCCGAAGAACGAATAAATAAAAGCATGATTCTCAATCTGTTGGTTTGACGCATCAATAAACTTTTTGAGTGCTTTTGCTTCTGAAAAGTATTTATTGATAAATTGTTTTGATTGAGGTACGGATATTTCTTCTCCTGGTTTAGCGTCTTTATTTACCGTTTCTGCGATTTTTGCTGGTCCTGCTTGGTACATAATTCCAAATGTAATAGCTTTTGCATATTGTCGCTCATTTGGGTATTGTTTTTTAACTTCATTAACTTCGACTGGGAGATTGAACATTTGTTTAGCAACATACGAATGAAAGTCGAGTTTGTCAATAAAAGCTTTTTGTAAAAACTGGTCTCCAGATAACATCGCAGCATAATATACTTCAGCTGTACCAAGGTCACACTGGATGATTTTATATCCAGGACGTGCTCTGAAAAGTTTTTTGATGTCTTTATTATCTCTCGGAATGTTTTGGTAGTTGAGATTACCACTAGAAGATAACCTACCAGAGGTGGTCCCATGAATATTAAAACCTGATCTAAGACGCCCATCGTAATCTACTCCATTTCTAATGTTTGAAATATAGGTACCAGCAAGCTTGGTCTTTTCTCTAAGATCAAGAATAGCATCTGCAAGAGGGTGTCCCATATTAGCTAGTACTTCTTTATCAGTAGAGGGGGCTCCAGTATCTGTTTTCTTAGTAACTTTCATATTTAGGATATTAAAAAACAGCTCACGTAGATGATAAGTAGAGTTCGGATTGAAGTCTTTACCTTGAGTGCGTTCAAATCTTTTAACAGCCTCACTCATCATAATTTCTTCAAGACACTCTTCCATATCAATCGTATATTGTTCTGTCAAAAAAGCGACCTGATCAATATCAATGGGTCCGCCATTCTTCTCTAGTCTTTTCATGGCGTGAGTGGCAGGCATCAAAATAGTTTTATATAGTTTATTAAATTCTTCACTTTTTTGTACGAGCGGCTTAAACTTCATATATAACTGAAAAGTCGCATCTGCGTCTTTGCAAGCATAAGGAGCTAGAATATCACTAGGTAACATACCATAATTAAAGTCAGCAAGCTTTACTTTATTTTTACGAGCCCACGACTTTTTATAATCATCTAGTTCCCTCTCATAATCTCCAAGATCTGTAAATCGTAAAGCGAGAGGTTTTAGACCATGCGTGCCAACAGCCTCTTCAAGACAGTAGTGAAGAAGCATAGTATCTTCGTAATCAGGAAATTCAAAACCAAGTTCTGTTTCCATATAGTTTGTATCAAACTTTGAGTTGTGGAAAATACATTTACGATTCACAAACAAGTTATGAAACCATTGTTTATTTGCATTTACAATATCAATAGAAACATACAGACCTTGATGAGGACGAGTAGAGATTGCTATACCTAGAATTGTACCAGTCATGGGAGATACTGAAGTAGTTTCAATATCAACAACTAATGTAGGTGCGTCTTCTAACTCTTGCTTATATTTGGCAAATTGTTCAGCTGTTTCAATAAAACAATAATCTTTTTCATGTGTTTCTAAATCATCTCCTGAGAGAAGCTTTGGTATTTGGGCAAAAGCACGTTTAATTTCATCATCAAGCTGTGGTTTAATGATAGTAATATTAGGATGCATGATTGGAAGGTATTTCTTTTCAATAAATACTCCATTATACTTTTGAATGCCTGTCATACCTGCTACGTATTTTAGCGAATCAGCACCGATAGGACATAAGATTTTATATCCTTTAAGCTCGTCCATATCTAAATCTAGATCTTTCTTAAGAATTTTTTCTTTGTTTCCAGAGTGTAAAAATTTTACATCATAATCAATACCGGCTAGATATTTATCAATTACTTTATTTGGGTCTTTTTCTGCTGTGCTAGCAAAAACAAAACATACATCACTCATTTATAAATACCTTTCCGCAGTAATAACAGTCTGCTCTTCCATTCTTAAGTTTATAATACACTATAGGATGATCATCTGAACAGCTTACAGTGTCAGTTTTTACTACAACTACTTGTTTATTTTTAGGCGCTGGTTGTTTTTTAAATAAATCTGTTCGTGCTTGCCCACTCATTGTAAATATCTCTCTGCTTGTCTAGCATTGATCTCTCCCGGATCAGTTCCTACTGGTAGTTTGATATTACGAGAAATAATATTTTTAGAGTCTAAGGCAGTAGCAATTTTTTCTGCTGCCATCTGTCCAGGAGCATCAGGATCCATTAGTATATCTACTCTTGTTACTCCAATTCGGTCTAGTATTTCCAGCTTCTTGCGATTGAAGTTTGAAGCCCCAAAGATACAAAGAGTATTTTTATATCCTAGTTGCCACATATTTAACATGTCAAATATTCCTTCAACTAGAATAACATAGTTTGTATTCTTAACCTTATCTAAAGGAAAAAGAATTTCAGACACAGGCGCACCTTGTGGTCTACGATAATACTTTGGTTTGCCTGAAACCATTCCCGCATATCTTCCTTCTATAAATTTAAGTTTACCAAACTGATAAACGGGAATGCAAATGTAATCTTTCAATCCAAGGTGTTGAGTTGTAAATGATTGAAATTCTTTCATAACGCTTCCGCTTATACCTTTAAACTCTCCCCCAAACACGTGCCTTTCTTCAGGTAAATTAATCTCATCTAATTCAATAACTTTTCTTATTTTATCTTTTAGTTTTTTTATTTTATAAGGTTGTTTACTATCAACGTCAAGTCTTACAGTTTCTCCTATAGATTGCATAAACTTAGTCACACCGCCAGAAAATCCGCAGCTCCAGCAATGAAACATGTTTTTTTCTATATTATAAGAAAGGCTTGGAGACTTGTCCACGTGTTCCCCACTAGTACAAGAGATTAAAATTTCAGCAGGATTATTAGTCTTACGATATTCTATACCTCTCCGATTTAAAAGATCAATTAAATCCATCAGTTACCTAACAATACTTTCTTACTTTTATCTAAAAATTTTCTATCTTCATCTGACATAACACCCCAATATCTAAGAAGTTGCAGATATAGATCCCATACTATTTGATTATTCTTTTTATAGTATTTAGTTTCCATCCAGTGTTTGAATGCTGCTAGTTTTGATTTCATAAATCTTTTGCTCCTTCTTGTTTATCTGATCCAAATTTTACAGCCGCGTGAGGTTTTTCACTTACTAACTCTGACATATTTGGGTTAATCTTCACACAAGACCAGTCCATAAATACATCAAAACTCATATGTCTTCCATTTCTCATTTTAGTAGTATGAATTGTTATTTTGTTCTCAAGTGTTCTATCTTCTGTCTCTGGCGGTGGAAAAAAGTTAAAACTTCTATCTGCTGAGTCTAAGATACCTTTTGCAAATCTTGCTTCTCCCGTTGCATCAATCTGATAAGGAGATATCATTGTGACATCATACTTTCTTGATAAAGATTTTAGATTATCAGCGATTGTGATTTGTGTTTGCCAATCTTTTTGGTTGTCATGTTTGATAATATTAACATAGTCTACTACTGCCATATTAAAATTAGGATACTTAGAAGAAAACATATTACAATAGTGATCAATACGATTAAGAGTAAGAGATTCATCATCAATCATAAAAAGTCTATGATCTGTCATCTCAGGTTTTTCAATTTTAACACGCTTTTCAAAATTCTTAAAATCTTTCGTGTATTCTAAGTGTTTTATTAATTCATCTACTATAGATGAAGGTTTATAAAAAGTTTCAAACTTAGCTTTAGCTAGTTGTATCTTTTGATTATCGTTGAGTTGGTTTCTAAAGATATCAAGAAAAGGAACTCCCGAAACTATTGAAAGTACTCTATCATATACT